CACTTTGGTGGTGGTGACATCGAGGTCAATGGCGAGGCCAAGGCCGTGGTTGGATTTGCCAGGCGTGGAACAGGGGCTCATGCCGGGCTTCAGATACCAGGTCTTGCCTTCGTAGGTGCGGGTGACTTGTGGTTTGCGGCCCAGATCCTCAAGGGCGTACCGCTGCTTGAACAAGCCGAGTTGGGCCTCAAAGGATCGGTAGTCGCCGACGTTGCGAAGCTTGATGCCTGACTGGGTGGCCTGGTCGTACATTCGATCGAAGGCTTCGGCGGCCTCGACGTACATTTGGCCGCCACACTTGACCGGGCGAAGGATCTTCCCCGACAGTTTCCCGTTCGGGACACCCTGTAGGGCCGTAGGAACGACGAGTTTCTTGTAGGGGTACTTTGATGCCTTTTTGGGCTTGTCGGCCGCCTGAGGGGCTTCTGCGGGCTTGACGGCGGCTTTCTTGGCGGCTTTCTTGACAGCCATTACGCGCCTTTCTCTTGGAGTACTTGAAGGCTTTCGGTCGCCGTGGCGGTGACGGCCCACAGCTCCTGGCCGCGGGGAATAAAGAACTGGATCGGCGTCGTGTTCTTTTGGGTTTCCAAGCCGGTTGTGGATGACACGTCTGAGCCGCCTAGGTAGACGGTGCCGTTACCGGCGACGTGCAAGTAGACGTATTGCGCGAACGGGTTGTTGGCGACGATTTTGCTGGCGGTGGTCGTGATCGTGTGCTGCGTGGCTTTCATGCGTCTGGTTTCCCATCTCCGTCAAGGTCTTTTTTGCCGCCGCTCGAGATCATGACGCCCGACAGCGTGCCGGACAGGAAAAGAACTATTGGACTGATTAAATTCAGCAGTTCCTTGTCCGTTTCAGGCATGGTCGGGCCCTGAGGTATGAACAAAAGATTTATGAAGACGGCGACCATTGTCAGCACGAGGGTTCCAGCGAGGGTGATGCCGACCCAGAAACGGAGGCGGGCGTTGAGCTGCTCAGGCGTGTAGGGCGGCCGGTTGGGTTTAAGGTTTTCTAGCAAGTCAGGGCCTCCGTTTGGCCTTGGTCTGGTGTTGCGATTGGGCTGGTGAGCGCACGGTTTTTGGTTCGGATCGTTGTTGCTGGTTGGCATTCGATCCAGGTTTTGTTGTTGCAGCTGCTAGCCAGCACGGTGAGTAGCGCCGCCACGATGGCGACGCGGGTTTTCATTCAATTGGCTCCTCGGGAAAATTGGCTGTTTCGGATGGTGTCCAGGTTGCGGGGAAGTCGCGTAGGGCCTGCCGGTATGCGGCCCATGCGGCTTTGTTGACGGGTGCGTCTGCGGTTTGTGTCCAGTCTGAAACTGCGAGCAAACGGTTGCGCTGAATGCGCATACGTTCAATCAAATGCTCTATCGCAATCGTTTCTTCGTCGTCGTAATCTCGCAAATTCATTTATGCCGCCTCGTATGTTCCAGAGAGGAGTATTTGGTCTGTGTTCCCCCAAGTAAAAGGTGTTGTCGAACTTAATGGCGTGGGGGCGACAACACTTCCGCCGACGCTTAAATACCTAATTAAGACTTGCGTGTTATTGCCGCCGGGATAAAACGCAAACCCGACGTAGTTCGCCGTTCCTGCGTCGCGTAGCAAAACGGTCCCCTCGCCTACTTGAGTCGTAGTGCGTCGATTAACTGGCAGCGGGACAATTACTTCGCCCGTAATCGCGCTAGTTGAGCCAAGTGTAAAAACAAATGAAAACGACACAATTTTGTTTATTTGAGAATAACGCGCCTCAATTGTGCCGTTGCCGAGCGTGATTCCTGTAACGCTAGGAGTCCATGTTTCCCATGCCGCGCCGATGCTGTTCATCGTCGCCGCGGTCAACACCTGACCCGTCGTTAACCCTGCTGTGTATTGAGTTGCCATTAGTACCCCAATTTGTTGTTGTCTAGTTTGCCAAAAACGGCATCGTCCAAGACGAGATAGTTGTTCAGGTCAGCGCCCGACACGTCGTAGGTGTACCGGGCACCTTCAGGTGTTGCGTGGACTGTGACGCCTTCAATGATGCAGGTGTAGGTCGTGCCGCGGAACGTGACATTGACTTTTGCCCCAATGCATTCAGGCATTGCGCTCAAGCCAAGGTTGTCGAGTTTGAACGTGTTCTGGGCCTCGGCAATGCAGCTGATTTGGCTGATGGCGAATTCCTGTGCTCCGTACTGGCTCAGCAAGAATGTGGCAAGGTCGGCCGCCTGGCTGGTCGAGGCGTTGAGCGTGTTGACTGTCAGCGTTCGGTACGGCTTGACTGCTCCGGCTTTGGTGGCTGTTTGGATTGCGTAGGACTCGGGGTCGACCGACACTTGCGTGTAGTAGTTGTCCGCCAGAGCGTCAAAACGGATGTCGGAATAAACCTGGTTGGTGGCGTTGTTGGTTGTGTCGGAAAAGTTGACGGTGCAGGTGCCGAGTGTGTAGTACGGCCTGACGGTGATCGTGCCGCTGTCCGACATACGTCCGTTGATTGTGACTAGGGCGCTGTTCATCCAGTCGCCCCAAGTGCCGCTGATCGTTGTGGCCGCCATGTTGGGCGTGACGCCGTACAGGCTGCCCCATGTCCCTGCCGTAGTGCCTGCCTGCGTGTTCATGGTGGCGACCTGGTCGCTGAGGGTTCCGGCTGGCATGGCGTAGCTTTGGCCGCTGGCTCGGGCCGCCTCCGCGAAATAGCCTTCGACCTCGATCTCTAGATAGTCGGCGTTGCCGACGCTTGAGACGTAGGGTTTGCCGTAGGTGACGCTGACGTTGCGTATCTTGCCCTGGTACAGGCTGTACGGGTAGGTCGTGTTGTTTGGCGACAGGATCTGGATTGTGGTGCCGGGCACCATTGCTGTGATGGGTGTGGCGTAGCCGGTGGGGTATCGGACGGTGATTGTGGCGCTGGATGCGTTGTAGGCGTCAAGCTGGTTGGCGCGGCCTTGCCGAACGTTGATTTCTTGGACGTTGTTGAGTGTTGTCCATGGACCGGTGGGGAAGTTGGCGTCGTATTGGACGGTGTATACGCCTGGTGCGCCCATGTCAGTATTGGTTTCCGATGCGGATCGGGACGGATCCGTTCATTCTCATGTAGCGGCGGAGCGCGTCGACGACTGCGTTGGGGTCGCCGCCGTTGACGTTGATCGTGACGTTGCCGCCCATTTGCCCCATGCGGTCAAGGGGCACCACAGCTTCGGGGCCTGCCTCGCCAACCAGCGCAAGCGTCGGCTGCATGACGAGGCCGCCGTTAGCGAGCTCTGGGATGTTGGGTACGTCGAAGCCTTTGCCGCCGAGCCCTGGCACCCACGAAGGGATTTTGAACGACAGTTTGCCGATCGTGTTATTCCACGCTTTGGCGATGGTGTTGAACATCGTTTTGTAGACGGTGAGGTATGCCCCGACGGCTGTTTTGATGGCGTCAACGGTGCCGGTGAATGCTGCCTTGAGTGCTTTGCCGATGCTGTCAACAATGTCGCGGAACGGCTCAAACTTCTTGTAGGCCGCCACAACGGCGACGCCAATGGCGACGATGGCGGCGGTGGCCAGGACGATCGGGTTGGCTGACATGGCGAGGTTAAACGCTTTTTGGGCGACTGTTGCCGCGGTCTGGATGACCGTCCATGCCTTCATAGCCGTGTTAGCGATTAGGACGGCAGCGGAGATCGCGCCGAAGCCGACTCCCAAGGCCACGATCAGGTCGGTGTTTTCCGAGACGAACTTCGCTAGATCCTCGAGGTAGGGCAGCAGTTTCTCGATAATGGGGATGAGGGCCGCGCCGATCGACTCTTGGGCTTCGCCGATAGCGGTCTGCATCCGCTTGAAGCGCCCTTCGGCTGTTTCGGCTGCCGCGGTGGCGGCCCCGCCAAACGTCTCTTGCATGATTTTGCCGAGCTCATTAAACGACGCGCCTTCCTTAACGAGCCCCTTCAGAGATGGGTCTAGTTTGGCGAGGGCGGTGGTTTGGCCGTTGTAGGCCTTTGCAAGGGCGTCTGAGACGCTTGTGAGGTCTTTGCCGGTGGCCGCCGAGATGTCCATGGCCAGCTTCAGGTTTTCGGTGGCGAGGCCTGTTTCGCCCATACCGCGGGCAAGCACCGAAAGGGCGTTGCGGAGGTCTGTGTCGGCGACGCCGGTGGCGAGCGTCATTGACGAGATCATGTCCTCGGTTGCATTGACCTGGGCCTCGGTTGCGCGGGTCGAGATTTTCAGCTGACGCGCCAACTCGGCCGACGACTTCTGATCTTCCATCGCCGCCTTGGCCGCGGCGGCTCCGGCGATGGCTAGGCCGCCAAGCGCGGCCGCTGCCGGTATTGCGGCTTTCTTGATTGCAAACTGGGCTTTCTGGCCCGCCGTCTCGAGCTGCTTGAATTCTTGTACGGCTTTGCTAATGCCTTTGCCGTCAAACTCGGTGATGATGGGTATCTGGATTGACATTTAGCGCAAGCTCCGATTGTTTTTGATTGCCTGCTCGGCGTCGCGCATAATTTGCTTCACCAGGTTTTCCAATTCGCGTTGCACCTGGCTATCGGCTTTTTGGTAGGCCCGCCACATGACGCGAGACGGGTTGCCGAAACGCGAGTTGAGCGCGGCGATCATGCGAGCGCCCTGTGGGGTCGATGCTTGGCCCGAGGTGTCAAACAGGACAGCGGTAGGGCCTTGCCAACGTACGCCGAATGCGGCCAGGTTGCGTGTGTAGTTGCCGTAGGTGCGCGGCTTTTTGCCCGAGATGTAGGCCTTCTGATCGGCTTGCCATTTCATCCATTGCACCATTTGTCGACGGCCGCCTGGGAAGTTCATTTCCCGCTTGCTGGGTTTGCGAGGCTGGCGGCTGCCGCCGCCGCCACCGTAGGGCAAAACGGGCTCTGAAGATCCGCGGGGCGTCCAATTGCGGGTAAAACCTGACAGCGGCGCTTTGGTGGGCGTGAGCTGCTTGGCGTCTGTGAGGATCGGCTGAACGATCTCTTTGTAGTCGCCGGTGATGCGCCGACGGAGCGGCTTGTCTAGTTCGTTTAACGTGCGGAGCGCGTCTTTGAGGCCAGCGACTTCAATGCTTGATTGTGCTGTCACTTGTGGCCTCCTTTGCGCTGCTTGTTAATGATCTCGATGGCTGTGGCCAAATCTCGAGCGGTGAACTCGATCTCTGGCGGCCAGAACCCGGTGGCGACTAGGAGTTCGGCTAGGCCTCGACTCCAGGTGCCACTTGGGAAGGGTTTGCGTCATCGCCCGCCACAACGTCAAGTGTGACGATCTTTTTGAGGTAGTCGTCAAACACGAGCGGGACGGTGATCCCTGCCGTTTTGCTGGCTTCGTAGGCGAGAAAGGCGAGATCTTCGGCACCGATGCCTGCT